TACAGAGCCGCCAGCCAGGGCTGCGTGTATTCGTGGAACATGCTCAGTACAACGTCACAGCCAGCCAGATCATCCATGCTGGGCATTACTTGCCGCAACAGCTCCACGCCCGCCACCTGGTTGCCAGGGAACGGACAGTCGAGCACGGTGTGCCCCAGGCGCTCGAGCGCCGCACTGTAGCCGCCGAGGGCATACCAGCTGGCCATGACATTCATCGGATAGAACAGGGCGATCTTCATCGCGCTCCTTACTGGTACGTAATGCTCTTGATCTGCGTCGTTGGGTATGCCGTAGTCCCGGCCTGGTTCCAGAAGTACCCACGCTTGAAGATACTCCCAAGCACTGTATCGGGAGCGCTGATGCCGGGCTGAGCCGTAGCGAAGGCCGACTGGATCGGCACGACGATAGTCGTCGTGCCGTCCGTCAGCAGTATGTTGAGCTGTGTCGGTGCGCTCATGCCACTCCCGCCGTCGTATCGACCTCGCCGGGCTTCGCGCCTCGGTTGCCGAAGTAGAAGGACCGGTAGCTCTGCAGCGCACGCTCGGCAGCGATCAGCGCCGCCTGCGCGGTCTGCATGCTGGTAACAGCATTGGCATAGGTGGTCTGCGCCGTGGTTACGGCGGCCTGCAGCGTAGCCAGCTGCGAGGACTGACCGGATGTCCCTGGCGAGCTGGGCCGGGAAGCTGCCGGTGCTGGTGCCACTGCGACAGCAGGCGCGGGCGCTGCGGCTGCTTTCGGCTTCGGCACCTCGTGCTCCGCCGCCTTCGGCTCTTCATGGTGACGCACCAGCTCTTCATGATGCGCAGGTGTATGAATGGTTTCGTGGTGCTCTTTTTCTCTGGCTGTCATTGTTCTTCTCCCGGGAATTGCCCGGGCACGCCCGTCTGGCCGGACGTGCCCGGCTCCTGGTTAGCTGCCCGCCTGTGCCTTTGCAAGCACGCGGTCGAACAACTTACGGAACGCGAACTTGAGTGCGCGGTTCTTGCCGATGACCGCAGCGGCCCGCTGGCCGTAGCGGCGGTACAGGTTCATGACCAGCTTGGCGACCGGGCCGGACTTCTCCCAGTCGTTGACCAGCCAGCTGCGAACCATGTTGACGCGAGGACCGGTGAAGAAGTCCTCCTCGAATACCGCAGCAGCGATCCAGCAAGGTGCCACAAACGGCCCGATGCCGGTGCGGATGGCAGTAATCCACGGCACGTAGTGCGCCAGCACCTGATGGATGTAGGTGCCGAATGTCCACTGCCGCGTGGTGACTGGCCACTCGATCGCGTAGTAGTCGCGCTGCACCAAAAACTGCCTGCTGGCAGGAATGCGCGAGTGCGGATAGGGGTTCTGCTTGATGTCGTAGAGCATGGTGCCCGGAGGGAACATGGGGTGCAGCCGGATCGGTATGGCATTCCCGCCCTCGGGGTTGATCGAGTACTTCGACTTATAGCTGTCGATGACGAAGCCGCCCATCAGGCCAGCATTCTGCCCGGCGCGGTCATAGGTGAAGATGTAGCTGTTGGTGCCGGTCTTCGAGAAGATGATCGCCGCCTCCAAGGCTTCTTTCACGTCCACCGAGCACCAGATCGCGTCGACCTGCGCCTGGTACTTGGTGAACAGCTGCGCCAGATCACTCTCCAGCTCCAGCACCTGCCCGTTGCCAGCCGGTGTGAAGCTGGCGTTGTTCATGTCGGTCCAGAGGCCGTTGACGAAGCTGAAGGTGGCCAGTCCGTCGTAATCGAGCGTATTGGCCGAATTGTCCACGGAAAGCCCGGCAGCATTGCCCCGCTGGGCGCCCGCAGCCGGAAATCCGGTAACTGTGACGCCCGGGTAGCTGGTGATCGCGTACAGCTGGGCGTTGCCCAGGTTGGCCGTGACGTTGGCCGCCACGTACCAGGCGTAGGCTACGGCGCCCTTGATCGCGGTGGTCGAGAAGCCCACCGCCTGGTTCGCCGTATTGGTGGTTACGGTAGCCGAGACGTTGCTGATGATCGAGCAGCCGCAGGTAACGTTGTCGGTGCTGCCGTCGGCATTGGTCCGGATGTAATTGGTCTGCAGGCCATTGGCCACCGAGGGCGGCGGCCCATACCCGGCCTGCCCGCCAGCGCCGAAGCCCTGCCAGGTAAGCGCCACGACGGCCGCGCCAACAGTAATGCCGCTGGGCAGCCCAGCAGTAACGGCGGCGCCCAGCGTGCCGGTCGGAGTAACCGGCATGCCCAGATTGAAGCCCAGGTTGCTCAGGTTGCCGGTATTCAGCGGCGTGCCGGTGCCGCTATTGCCGCCAATGGTCATCATCTCTTCCGAGAGGCGCACCCGCGCCAGGTTGCGGAAATGCTCGTCGGCCTGGTTGTCCGTGTATCCTTCACCAGCCCACTGCGCCGTGAAGGTCTCGGCACCTTCCTGCCCGAGCTCCTTGTAGATCGCATAATAATCGATCTCGTCCGGAGTTGCCGTAGCGTTGCGGTGGCCTTCTGAAACGCCGCCGTACACGCCGGTGGAATTAGGGTTGCGCGTGGCCTTCCAATGCGCCAGCGTGCCGACGCCTGCATTGACCGCACCCTGCTTGCCGATCTCCTGAATGAACGGAGTCAGCAGCGGGAAGATGAAATACGCGGGACCGCGCAGATCAAAGAAGTTGAACCCCAGGTTGGTATTGACACCGGCTTTCTGCATCACCTGGTACATCAACTTCATGTATGCGCGGCCAGCCTTGCGCACCAATGGATGGTCGAGCGACCATTCCTTCGGCTCGATCTGCCCGCCCAGTGCTTTCGGGTAGGCCGACTTCATCAATGCGGTCGTAGACTTGTCCGCACTGAGCGCCTTGGCCATGAGGTTTCGGGAGTAGGTTACGCCCCGTTCGTATTCTGCTTGGCTAATCTTCATGTTCTTCTTTCGCTCCTCCTTGCTGCTGTTCGTTTCCGCTCAAGCCAAAGCGAAAAGAAAAACCTGTTAGAACCCAACCAACTCCGACGGCATCTCAGCCTTGTCCAGCTCCGGCAGCTCAGGCAGCTCCTGCCCAGGCCGCAGCACGATCTTGTTCACCTGCTTCTCCGGGTCGCCAAGCGTGCCAACAGCCTTGACGGTGGTAGGAACGATCTGCTTGCCAAGCGCTTCCTTGGCCGCTTCCATAACGTAGTTGGTGATCAGCTTCTTGAAGTCGTCTGTCTTGCCCATGCTCTCCATGGCCTCGCCAATGCTCTTGGCCATGAATGCCCCCATGTTCGGCACCGGCACATCGGTCGGCGGCACCGTCTCTTCGGCAGGCTTATTGTCCAAAGTCGTTTCGGTCTTGGCCAGGCCACCAGCCAGTGCAGCCTTGCCGTCATCGTCGCTGTCCTGCGCGATCTGCTGCAGGTGCTCAGCATGCGCCTTGTGCAGCGCAGCCAGCGCGGCATGGTGGTCAGCACCCTTGCCGTAAGCAGCCTGGTGCAGATCCTCGTCCGACAGCCCTTCGTGCATGCCCTTCAAAAAAGCAGAGTGCTCCGAATGAGCTTTGTGCATGCTCATGTGGTGCTCCGCCGCCTTCGTGAAGTGAGGACCCAGCCCCTTGGCCAGCGCCTCGTTCTGATTATTCTTTGCCACTGTTACCCTCCTTCAAAGTTCTGCAGGAGCAGCCTTGCTCTCTGCAATCTCATCCCGCTGTTCACTCACCTCCTCCGCCACCATGGCGACAAGCGTATCCATAAGCTCGTTCAAGTTCGATTCCAGCATGCCCGGCAACGGCGAATTGTCGTCGCCCTCGTACTGCTGCTCGCAAACCACCTGGTAGAAAAGACAGGTCAGGCACTGCACGTGCTGCGCCAGACAGCTGACCTCATACATGCCCTTGTTCAGCTTGCCCAGCTCAGAGTCGATAAACGTCAGCAGGTAGCCAGGGTCACCATGCGCCCGCTGGTAGCGGTTCACCTTGGTGCGCAGCAGATCGCGCACATGGCTGGCAATCTTGCCGAACCGCGCCTTCTCAGCGTCTACCTCTATGCCATGCTTGCTGGCCAGCGCATGTAGCTTCTTCCGCGCCGAGGCCCGCTCCTCGTCGCTGACGCCCTTCACCTGGTTGATCCTGGCCAGAGCGTTGCGGATATGGCTCTTGGTCTTGGCATCGGTCGAGAACTTCACGGGGAGGTTCCAAGTCTCGGTCCTTTCAGGATCGCCCACGATCAGGAAGGCCGAAGCCGGTAGATCCTCGCCCGCCACCCGCTTGGTGCGGCCAGCTTTCACCTTGCCGAAGAGCAGCTTGGCGGTCAGTACCTCGTGCAGCTGGTCGACCTGCTTCTGCAGATCGGTAAACTTCTCCAGGCTGACCGACCGATCCTCGACGCACCGGTTCTTGCGCAGCGTCACCTCGCCGCTCTTGCTGACATGCGTGAACCGCGCAATGCCCAGGCAGGGGTTGTCGACCAGGCTGACCTCGACCGGCTTGGCTACGTAGCGCATGCAGCCTTTGAATACCGGGTCCGGCACCATCTCGCCCACCTTCATGCCACCATGGCTGAAGCCGGTGTACGTCCGCGCCACTACCTTCTTCCAGGCCCGGTCGTCGGTCACCTTGAAGCCGAAGAATATCTCGCGGTCGGGGTCGCGGAACTCGTAGCCAATGCCGTTACCCACGGCGCTGGGCTGGTGCATCTCGCGCAACGGCATCATGTTCAGCCCCTCGCTGCGGTCGCTCTGTTCTGCGATGGCCTCTTCATAGTAAGGCTTCGACTTGGCGTAGTCGCAGACCTCGTCGTCCTTGTCCGGCACCTCGGCCGTCACAATTCCCCATACTTCCTGGCGCTGCTCGTCCACCTTGCAGAAGGGAATATGCGTGCCACCAACCAGCTTATTAATGCCAAGCTGCTGCCAGCGCTCAGGGATGGCGGCCTTCAGCCGATCGCCGCTGTCATCGTTGGTAGGCTCGAGCGTGCCAATGCGACTTTCAAACTTATTACACCAGCCAGTGGCAGCGACAATGGCACAGCCATCGGCATTGTGAGGAACAGTATCGTCGGCAATCACCGTCTCGTTTATGCACTTGCCGTTCTTCCAGTAGTACTTGCAGAACTGGCAGGCCTCTTCCGGCATGCTGGCCACAGGAACGTACTCAACGCTCTTCTTCATTGACGTGCTCCTTGCTGCATTGTATTGCCCGCCCTCGTACTCCATCTGGTGCGGCACTGCGTAATGCCCTTCGACCCTGGCCTTGCTGGCCGCAGCATTGGCCTTGCGCGAGGCCGTGCGGGCCGCCTGCTGCTGTTCGGCCGTCGAGAAGCCACCCGCTGCAATGGTATGCGCATGCGCTGCGTCGCGATGCGCTGCCTCTGCCGCCTGGTGGTTCCAGATCGCCTTCTGGTTCTTTGCAGCATTCTCTTGCGCCGCCAGCTTCTCCCGCTGCCCCTTATGCCAGTCCGCCGCCCGCGCATGCCCGCCAACGGCCTGCCCGTGCGCATAGCGGTCGGCTGCAGCCTCGCCAGCCGACCACCTACCATTCTCGTCTCGCGGCTGAGTATCGCTGTACTTCTCGGCATTCGGACCCGCGACCCCATTGGCCTGGGCGAAGGCCGAAGCCTCGCGCTCCTTCTGGCTGCCCTTGGCCCGGCTGTATGCTGAATTGAAGACCTCGAGCCATAGCTTGCGCTTCTCCTTCGGCACGTAGTCGGGTACTTCCGAGACTGAGCTGTACGGCACGCGGCGCTCCTCAGTGCGGCATGATGTTCACGACAGGGCCGTGAATCATCAGCAGGAATGCCAGCAGCCCAACGGCGAACGCCAGGCGCCCTACTTCCTTCAGCTCCACTTTGCTGCACATGAAGTACATCAAGATCCCCACCAGCGCGACCAGCAACGGCAATACGATGATCATGGCTTCTCCTCCTTCTTCGGTGGCTCGGGCATCGGCGGTATTGGACCAGAAA